GTGCTGTTGAAATAGCATTCTCAGAATCAAAAGCCATCTTTGGAATTGTGCTTATACCATTTGCGTTGCAAATATTGAAATTTGGATTTGGCGTAGTAATTGTAGCATAATTTGTAGTTGTTGGTTTAGACATTCCAAGAATAGCTGCAGTTGCAACATTAGTAGCCACTCCTTTAACCAAATTGAGCATAGTGCGCCCAACTAATTTCATAGTAGTAACGCGCGCAGGAAGGGGCGTTGTAACAACTTTATCGGATGTCACACTATTTGCCTTTGCTGCAGCCTCCTTACTACGAAAACTGCTTTTCATTTGAACTTCAGTATGACTCTCAGCATCCTGCACTTCTTGCATAATGCGAAGTTTTTCTTCAACACTTCCAGGTTTTTCTCTATATCTAGCATATCTATCAAAAGATGTAGATCCAGATACCACTTGAGAAATATCTTCTGGAAGCCAAACTTTAGCATCAATAAAATTTGCTGATATTTGTATAGTCGCTTTTGAAGTTGTATTCTCAGCATTAACTAAAGGATCCCAAACAGAGATCACATACTTTCCCATTTCAGCATTTCCATATTTAGAGAGATTTAGAGCTCTCCAAGGGGACACAAAAGGCGCCGTGAGCGTAACAACTTCAGCGGCACTAGCACTTGCCAACACATGTGGACCTCCAGATATAATATACTGATTTGTGGGAACAGTATATGTTTGCAAAGTTCCAGATGTTACCATTGGATAATATTGTGCAAACGGATAGTAAGCAATACATAACTTACCATACAAAGTGCGAGCTGCAGTAACGCGCACAGTAATTTGACAGCCACCTCTAAACAAATGAAAATCGCTTACTTTATCAGCAATATATGGAATGTTAAATAAATCTTGAGGAAAACTAATAGTTGCCAAGACAGTACCTGCAGAATTGGTAGTAATCCATTCTACGGGGGCTAAATCAAAACACCTATTAAGAGTTCCCCCAAAATCATAAGTTTCCATATTGGTACCTTCGTGGGGCTGTTGAATTATAACATCGTCACATTCATTATTAGATGATGGTGCAACGTCTGCATAATTTGCTATGTCAGTATATTGTGACACAGGCGGTTGGTTCACAGCTCTATCTGTGAACTCAGTATTTCTACTTTCTTTCAATGAATCTCCAGTTAAATTTACTTCAATAAGATTTAAGTCCTTCGACTGTGGAACAATTTTAGCCCCTTGTTCATTAGGGTAATACCTACGTTTTTGATAAAACGAATAAGTATGTAAAATTCCTTGCACGGAAGAAAACATGTCAGGACATCTTTCTCGTACGGCATCTAAATACTGTTTACAGTAGTTAGTGAATTCTGCCTTAGGGTAGTGTGCAAATTCAGAAAAAACCGATTCAGAAGTAGCCATAAGCTGAGCTTCTGGTGTCAAATTTCCTCTTTCAAAGTACGAACACTCAAAAATGACTCTCAAAGTCAAAGGGGCTTGCACAATGCCAAGATTGTTCATGACAAAGTGTCTACCTATAAAACTAACAGTTTCCATAGTATCAACTGCAGTATCATCCTTCTTAGACCAATGTGTCAATTTCATCTTAAATCGATTCCAAATGAATGGTTTAATATCCGAAATCTTCACACCAAATCTATCAATGGCTATAATATTGTCATCACCATACAAAAGCATTTCAAACTCAGTATAATTTAAGCCCAAATCTTTCGTTAGCACAGTATATAAGACTATATATAACACAATTGAATTTAATTCAGCAGTTATAGGATTACCAGAAGGCACAGAACCTCTTGTTTGATACTTAGTTTCGTGACAAATGTGTACAGCATTAAACATGTGATAACACAACAGTTTTCTCACGCGAGCGTTCACTTCGCCATCATCATACCAAGTGTTAATGATTTCAACAGCTAATTCTCCAACAAAAGCAGGAATAGAATTATCAAAGTTCTCAAAATCACCACCTAGAACAGATTTAGCCTTAGAACAAAGTCTATGATACACTGTGGTCCATTCTACTGAATGTACATTAATACCCACGGCAATAGGCTTACGATCTGCTTGTGATTTAACAAAGGAGCAAAATGATCCAAAATATTGTCTCACTAAAATGAGAAAATCTATTGGACATGCTGCAAATAAACGAGTCTTGCCCAATTCAACTTTTTCAACTTCTCTAGTTTCATCCTTCAAATTATCAGACCACACAACAATTATTTGTTTACCATTGCGTAAATCAGTATCACAACTCACTAAATGAGCTTCTAATTCAGGCGAGGCAACAAATGGTGTATGTGGATCTTCAGTTATTGTAATATAAGCACTCTTACCAGATAAACCTTGTCTACAAAAAGGAACATGGCGCATATATCCTGAGGAAGTGCCAACATTTATCGAAATGATCTCTGATGCTGGTAACCCATTAATAGCTTCAGATATTGTTAGTACAGGTGGGGTTCCAAACGTAGGAGGGTACTCACGCAAAAAAGCTTCAATAATATCCTCTTCATCCAAGGGGGTGGGTGGCGTATGCTCAACTCTCTGTTTAAGCATAGCAATTTGTAAAGGACTAACTCTAACGCCATTCTTATTCACAAATGAATGTAAATGAGCGGGAATATAATGAGGTGGTCCATTCCAAGCATACATAAGCGAGGGAGTCAACTTACTCTTACCAGGAGGATAATGTCCTTCACCAAGGGGCACAGTTTCTAATACTTCAAAAGGTATGTCAAAATTTAAGCTTTGGGTCTCAATAACCTGCTGCTTACTCAAATCAACATAATGTTGTAACACATCTTGTGTTATTCCCATACTAAAACCATAATTGCCTTTATTACTAGTGAAAGTTTTCATAGCCACATGGAAACCAACAACAACCACTTGTCCTTGTCTGCCTTGCAGACACAAAGTGCTTCCTGATTCTCCAGGGACAGTATGTTCATAATAATTAATTGGAAAATCAATTATATAGGTATTGTCACTCTTATCACTATAAGCTTCTGAAACAATATCATTGGCTTTAATGACATGGCGCGATGTAATACTACGATCCAGATTACAAGAGACCAAACGCATTGGAGTTCCTTTCTGAATAGGATAAACATCACTGTCTTTCCACATAAATCGTTTAATAGATTTTGGAAGCACAGATTTATTTTCCAATTGGAAAAAAGCTAAATCCATGGTGTCAATATGGAATGCTTGACAATATGGTATAAAAGCACGACCCTTAGACCAAATGATTTCCAAATCAAGTTCTGCACTTTCATGCGACTCCATTATTTCATCACAATGTAACCAAAAGTGTGCAGGAACAACTATAATTCCATCATCATAATGAAATCCTTTAGCCGTATTACCCAAACGTGGGTTAACAACACCATCAATTTTAACTTGGCTAGTTATATGAACTACACAATGACCAACATGATTCATGATGGATAAATTAAAATTGGAGCTGTTATCTTGCACACTCGTAATTGCTTCCTTTGACAAAACAGGTGGAGAACCTGAATGTGGAACAGTCTTTCCGACTACTTTCAATGGTAATTTCTTAGACTTATTTGCAACTACTGCGTTCACCTTACGTTGATGTCTCCTTCCATAACCACTAGTTCCATCACCAAGATGTTCTCCGGTAGCTAATTGAGGAGTGGTACTAATATTCTCTTTACAAAAGAAATATATAGTAACACCAGTAGCTAAAGCAACTATAGCAAAAGCCACAGTAGAATACCAGATAATCTTATCGATAGTAACTTTCTTAGTGACATCCTCTTTCCAAAACTTAATAGTAAACATGGTTTTGAAAAATTCGAAATGAGACATAGGCTTAAGCGGAGTGACATCTTCCATATACTCTGGACATGACAGATATTCATATAAAAGGGGTTCGCATGGTTCAAAGCCATATTGAGCAGTCAATTGCTGTCTAACGGATTCAACTACTTGCGAATCCATAGCTTTGATAGCATCTCCTTGTTTGGATTGAGTTACTGTGTGTCCTATCTCTGCAAGACGTTCCACATCTCGAGGTATAGCATATAAATCACGCAACTCTTCAATATCAGGATAAACTTCATTAAGTTCACTTTCAGCATGTGTGAAAGTTGCTGAATTGGTTGCATGAGATTTACGTAGCAGTAACATAAGGCGGGTAATTTGAGCTGTTGTAACCCAATCTCCTACCTTATAACCACAAGGTTCCTTGTAAGATCGAGGCAATATAAGTTGATCAATACGAAATTTCATATCTTGAACAGCAAGGTCTCCTGGTTGCTCATCTCTATGTAGC